TTTAGAACAGATATCACTCATTCCGGCAACGTCATTATTAGCCGAGAGACGGCTGTTATTAATGGTTTCGCCGTGGTGACAAAGGGCGTTACCAAAGACAGCCGGGGAGAGTTTGACGATATCTCGCTTGATTCGATCGTTGAGTTTGGGAACAAGGCAAGAATGGGAGTTAAGTCAAGGTTTGGTCATCCAAACATGAGCAGTACGGCGTTAGGCACTTTTTTGGGAAGGGTGCGTAATTTCAGGCGTGATGGCGATATCGTCAGGGCGGATCTTCACATCGACAAGACGGCGTTTGACACGCCGGACGGTGATCTCGCCGGGTATGTTCTTAATCTCGCTGAAAGTGATCCGGAGATGTTTGGAGCGTCAATGGTGATCACGTGGGATGAGGAGAAACGAGACGGATTGGACGCAAATGGCAACGAGCTACCGCCGTTCATTCGTGTCACCAGTCTTTTCTCGGTTGATGTGGTGGATGATCCGGCGGCGAATAATGGCTTTTTCGGTATGCCGTTTTTTTCCGAAAGTGTCCGGCCGTCAGCGGAGATGACAGTGTTTTTGGATAAATTTCTTAACAATCCTGATGCGGTAGAGAAAACCATCGGGTTTTTGAATAGATATCGTTTGAATAAGGAAACCGAACATAAATACAAGAAGGAGGAATCGGATATGGATGAATTAACCGTGGAGAAATTGAGAGAGGAACGGAAGGACGTTTTTGAGACGGTTCTCAAGCAGGGTTTTGACGCTGGCGTTCAGGATGAGCGTATCAGGGCAGTCTCAATCCTAAAAAAAGCGGAAACGTTTCAGGGGATGGGCGCACTCGCTATCGAGTCGGTTGAAAAGGGTCTTACTCTTGATCAATCGGTAGTGAAATTTCAGCAAAAGCGGCTGGATGATATCGAAAAAGCGTCAGCGCCGGTTGTCGGGCCTGATGGTGAGGAGATTCCAAAGAAAAAGATGACCCATTTGGAACGGGCTCGGCAGTATCAGAAGGAACATAGTTGCAATATGACTGACGCCCTTAAGGCGACAGCGGATAAAAGACAATAACCATTTAAGGAGGAGGTAGAAAAATGTCTCAATTCAATATCGGATCAAAAGCGTTTACGGCGGGAGAAGCTATGGAAGCATACCGCCGGGTTAAGTTAAGCACGGGGAGTGGGACTCAAGTTGAGTACGCTGACGCTGGAGACGCCTTTATCGGTTTCACTGCGGCGGCCGTCAATTTGGGTGAGATGGTTTCGGTGATATTAAAGAACACCGGAATGACCTTTAAAGTAGTAGCCAACGGCGTGATTGCGGTCGGCGGTAATTTTTACGGTGCGATTGATGGGAAAGTTAGCGCAACGGTAAGCGGCACTATTCAAGGTCGAGTGCTGGAAGCGGCGGCGGCAGACGGTGAGATCGTGGAAGCGATTTTACTTTAATTTAACGAATTTAAGAAAGAGGAGGAAAACATGGGAGTTGATTATTTAGCGACAAGAGCGGTGCCCCGTTTAGAGCTGGGCGAGGCGGCGATGGAATACATTCAACAGCAGGATGAGTTTATTGGAGCGCAGGTGTTGCCGATTTTTCCGACGAAGAAAAAAGCGGCTATCTTTCCCGCTATAACACGGGAGAGTATCACTCGTGAGGCGGACACAAAACGTGCGCCAAGGGGTAATTATAACCGTGACGGCTTTCAGGCAAAAGACAGGCAGTACAGCTGTGAGGAATACGGCCTTGAGGGGCCTCTTGACGACAGCGAGAGAAGTCTGTATGCGACTGATTTCGACGCTGAACTTACCACGGTGCAGATTATTACCCGCAGGGTATTGCAGGCGCAAGAACGGCGTATAGCCGCAACGGTGTTTAATCTGGCCACCTTCACCGGCTCGGCGCTTTACTCCGACAATTCATCTCAACCTTGGGATAACGCATCTTCCGCTGATATTCCGGCGCAGGTGCGTGCGGCAAGGGAAAAGGTGCGAGCGAACTGCGGTATTGACCCCAATGCGCTTATTTGCAGTAAGGCGAACATCGACCGTATGCTGGCGAGCACGAGCATCAAGGATTCAATTAAATACGTCGCACGACTGACCGAGGCGGAGTTGCTTAACGCTTTGGCGGATATTCTTGGCGTGCGCAGGATACTTGTCGGCAAGGGCATTTACAATTCCGCTAAGGAAGGAAAGTCTTTCGTCAGCGCCGATATCTGGAGTGACGATTACGCCATGGTCGCTGTGATCGGCGATTCAAGTCGTCTCGCTGATCCGAGCATGGGCAGGACGTTCCTTTGGACTTCGGATAGCCCGGACAACGCCACGGTTGAGCAGTACCGTGACGATGCGGCAAGAAGCGACATCTTCCGTGTGCGTCAGCATGTGGACGAGATGATCATTGATCCGTTCTTCGCTCATCTGATGAAAGTAGACGCTTAAAACTCCGAGGTTTGCCCGGGGGCTTAACCGCTCCCGGGCCCTCGTTAAGGGCAGGTGTCTATGAGCTTGAAAGAACAAATGCCGAAGGACGCCGTCAGCTGTTTTTTAAACGGCGGTGAGTTCGCTGAGGATATTACCTACACGACAGGTGCGGGCGTTTCCAAGGTGATCAAAGCCGTTGTTGTGCGTTATGAACTCGCCCCAGCGGAAGAAAATATCAACCGTTCACTAAAGAAGCAGGCGGAAGTTTTCATCGCTAACGACGAGACAAACGGCATGACTACGGTAAATAAAAAAGATGACCGCATAACGCTTAAAGACACCGAAGGCATTGATCGTGAGGCGAGGATTAATGATGTCATAAACCATGATGATGGGATGTGGTATCTCATGGTGGGGTGGTAGGCATGGTTGAGTTAATAACAGAGATTGACACTCGTGCGCTTGAGAAGGCGATTAAAATCGCTCCCCGGGTTCTTAAATTTGAACTTGCGGACGGTATGGATCGTATCGGTAGAGGTTTTTTGAAGCGGTTCAGACAGCAACAGCTTCAGGGGCCTCCGGGCGTGCGGGGCGCTTCAGGACATGGATTATTCGGCACGTTTAAACGTGTGTTTTTCGTGATGCCTGACATTGAGGGAATGGGTTTTGAGATTTTTACCGAGTCAAAAATCGCCAAGCTACATGAGACAGGCGGCACGGTGAAAGACCCGGGCGGCAAGCGGCTGGCGGTGCCGTTATCGGCACGCAGTGAGATGTTCACGCCGCAAGGGAAACTTCGAGCCAGATATAAACGCCCGAGAGAATTAAAAAACGTCAGAGCCATGCGGTGGAAGGGCGAGACGTTTCTCGCACGGGTGACAAAAAAGGCGCAGAAGATATTGCCGCTTTACGTCTTAAAGCGGCAGGTAAGGATAAAGCCACGGCTTGGGTTTTACCGCACGTGGGACGGGCTGGTGAATTACCGCATTGATATTTTGAATAAGTCGATCGACAACGCATTGAGGAAGATTTAATGGAAACGGTAAGGGAACGGATACTTCAGAACATAAAGACCACGATCGAGGCGGTTACGATCGCCAACGGCTACAACTTTGATTTCACGCCGCAGACAGTCCAGCGTTGGTCAATGCACGGCAACCGCATGGTTGATATGCCGATGGCGGTTATTAGTCCGGGCGATGAGGACGAGTCGAGTTCGCCGCATCCGTTTGAGGAATGCGTGTTGACGGCGTATTTGGATGTGTTTTTTATCAATGACGAAAACGACGTTGTGCCTACCGACACGTATTTGAATAGATTACAAGGCGATATTAAGAAAGCGATTTTGTTGGATCACACTCGTGGCGGGGATGCGATTGATACCGATGTTTTAGGGACAACTCCGTTTGAGACAACAGAAGCGCAACCGTACGCCGGGATCATTATGGAGTTAAGGATACGGTACCGACATTTGCGGTCTGATCCCACGGCAAAGAATTAACAAGGAGGAATTGCGATGTCAATGCTTATAAGAAAACGCCAGCTTGCGGCAAAGATTGAGGCTGTCGAGGGTACTGCGGAGACTCTCTTGGCGGCGGACGCAGGCATTCTGGTCAACTTCTCGCCTAAAGCGAGTTACGATCCGCAAATGTACCAGCGGGACCCGGTGCGGGCTTCGCTCACAAAGATGGGTAAACTCGCCGGAAAGCGTTCGGCGGGGATTGATTTCAGTATTGAACTTAAAGGTTCAGGTTCGGTAACTGTTGAGCCGGAATGGTTGCGGCTGATCAGGGCTTGTGGATTCGCCTCAAACGCTTTGAAGAAGATAACAATCGGGGCGATCACTACAGGGCCTTATCTGCATGGCGAGACCATAACCGGAGAAACCTCAGGGGCGACCGGCAGGGTGGTTTTAAAGACAGTGAACGGGACAACGACGCTTTACTTTATCGCTTTAAGCGGAACGCTTGAGACGGGCGAAGTTATAACAGGGGGAACGTCAGGGGCGACGGCCACGGCATCAGCGGATCCGACCAGCGCCGGTTTTGAGATTAAGCCGGTTAGCAGTTCGGTGGTTTCGCTCACTATGGGTTTGTTTGAGGACGGCATCAGGAAAGTTCTCAAAGGATGCAGGGGAACGGTGAAGTTTAACTTCAAGATCGGCGAACCAGCGACGCTGGATTTCAGTTTCAAAGGAGTTGAGGCTGGCGTGGCTGACGTGCCAATGTTTACGGGTGTCAGTTTTGACAATACCGTGCCACCGGTGCTTTTGAACGCCGTGATGGCTTGTGACGGAGTGTCGCTTAATATCGGCGAGATGGAGATTAACGTTTCCAATACGCTCGCATCAAAGGACAAGATCGACGACGCTAAGGGAATACTTTCTTTTATGATCACCGGCCGTGACATGCAGGGATCGTTTAATCCCGAGATGGTTCCGGTGGCGACGCATGACTTTTTCTCGAAGTGGTTCAGCAACACGCCGATGGTTGTTGATTTGGCGTATGGAGAAACAGAAGGCAATAAATTTAGGTTTTACGCACCCGGGATTATTTATAACAAAATTGATGACGGCGACCGTGACGGGCTTCAGCTGGCGCAGACATCATTTGATTTGACCGGTTCAATGGAACCCGGTGACGACGAATTAGCGATATTACTTTTATAAAACAGGAGGTATCCCATGTTAACAGGCATTGATATTAATTCGACACGAGAGCATGTGTCAAAGCTGGACCCGGACAAAAATAATCCAACGGTGTTTCATATCGGGCTGTTGGATCCGTCTTTGAGGGCGGAGGTGGATGATGAGAGCAGTACCTATGAGATGAGTTCGACGAATCCTAATGACAAGGCGAAGGTGCGGCTTAATTGGAATAAGCGGCAGATCACGGCGATTAAGTTCGGGCTCAAAGGTATGGACAATTTTATGGATCCACAGACCAATAAACCGGTGGAGCTTAAATTCGACACGATTCATTACGCAGGCAAGATGAGGAACGTTGTGCCGGATAGGATTATCGCCATGTTTCCTAATGATTTAAGGCAGGAGCTTGCGGAAGTGATTTTGAACGAGTCGAAACTTACGGAGGGCGAACAAAAAAACTGATAGTGGCGGTTCATTTGGGCGACCTCACCATGAACTGCCGCAATTGTTTATGCGGGAGAAAGATTCAATGCGAGTATGAAATGCCCGGACAGGAAGTCTGGGAATTATACGGCGAGCAGTACCGGGGATGCCCTTTCAAAATCGTCACAAGACAGTCGGCGAATTTTCTAAGGGCATTTCAGTTTTATAAGCAGGGGTATCTTCCCAACGGCGGGAATTGGATTGATCAGTCGGCGAAGATGCTGGACGCTTTCGAGGTCATAGAGAAAGAATTACAAGCGATAGACTTGGAACGTGAAAAAAGAAGGAATCAGTTTAAGCGATGACGAATAAAGAGTTGTCAATCATATTGCGTTTGCGTGACGAGGCTACGAAACGCCTTGAGGGTGTGCGTGGCAGTCTGCAGAGATTCGCTAATTCATGGAAGCAGAATTGGCTCGCCATAACCGCCGCCATCACGGCGAGTATTTTGGCGCTTCGCCAAGCGTGGGATCTTATGGAGATGGGGGCGAAAGCTCAGCAGATCGATGAGAGTTTCAAGCGCATGGCGGAAAGTGTCGGTATCAATTCCCGGGAGATGAAGAAGGCGTTAATGGAAGCGTCGCAGGAGACGGTCAACTTCTCAAACGTGGCGGATAAGGTTTCCGCTCTCATGGCGCAGGGCTTGAATATGGATCAGGTCACGGCGCTCATGCGTCAGGCTCGGGTGGAGGCACGGATATTCGGAACGACCACGGAAGAAGCGTTTCAGAACATATCAAGCGCAGTCACCGGCGGTCTGGTCACGACTTTACGCAGGTCATATGGCTTGCAGTTATCGCTTAAAGACGCTGTGGAGTCTTACGCTCGTGCAACGGGAAAGACAACCGAGCAAGTTGAGAAGTACCACATGGCGCAGGCGATCGCCAATCACATTTTAGAAAGAAGTAAATCGCATCTTGCGGCGGTCAATCTTGAGATGATGACCAGCTACGAAAAAGTGCAGATGCTTAAATCTAAATGGAATGATTTCATGGAATCAGCCGGGCAGATGTTATGGCAGGTGCTCGGGTTTCTGCAGGGGTTCGCCAATCATTTGGTCGCCGGTATTTTTACGATTCTTGAATACGGCGCTGGTGCGGTGAAGGCGTTCATTCAAGGGATTATCAACGCTCTTAACGGGCTTTTAAAGTTCGGGACAGACTTTTTTCAATCACTCATGGTGCCGCTTGTTAAATTTTATGAGCTTTTAGGAAAACTTCCCGGCACGGTCGGCGAGACATACCGTGAGGCGGCGGCGGAAGTTGAGCGGTTTTCGCAGTCATTAGATACAAAAACAATTCAGTTTAATGTCGATGGCCTTACGCAGGGGCTTGAGGAAGCACGGCAGGCGTTTAACTTGGCGGCTGAGGAAAGCGCACGAGAAGCCATGACGCAGTACGACCTTGTGTTTGCCAAGGTTAAAGACACGGGTGATAAGACGGCGGAGATATTGAAGAACGTGGCGAAAGAGGTGGGAAAAAGCGCAGAGGAAGCGGGCAGGCAGTTTAACGTGATGGAGGAGTTCGCAAAACAATCAGCGCATAACATGCAGAACGCTTTTTCGCAGTTTTTCTTCAAGGCGTTTACTGGAGAGCTTCGCAGTGTCAAAGAAGTGTTCGCCGATTTTGGCAGGGCGGTCTTGCAGATGATCTCAAATATATTGGCGAAGATTTTACTCATGAAGTTGTTTACGGCGATGGCCGGTGCTGGCGGCACGTTATTCGGTGTGCCTGTGGCGAGTTTGTTTCATCAAGGCGGATCGGTTGAAAGACGCAACCGGGCGTTTATACGTGCGCATTCAGGGCTTGCGCCTGATGAGGTGCCGATTATCGCTCAGACCGGAGAAGGTGTTCTTTCCCGCAGGGGTATGCAGGCGGTGGGCGGATCGGATAATCTTCGGGCGCTTAATAATGGCGAGTCTATTCAGGGCGGGGGCGTAACGATTAACGTCAATCAGGTCATTCAAGCGTGGGACGCTCAGGACGTGTGGCGTAACCGCAAGATGTTATCCAACGCCATCGCCGATGACATTTATAACAACGGCAAAATTCGGTCGATTATCAGGAGTTACGCATGAGCGATTTTATCTTTTTGCCTGATTTTGTGTTTGAGGAAACGCTGGAATATAAAACGCTTATTACCGAGTTTGATAACGGTGCGGAACAGCGCAGGCGTAAATGGGCGGCACCGCTTCGCAAATGGCGGTTGAGATTCAACAACAAGGTGAAAGCCGATATGCAGGCGGTTCGTGATTTCTTCAAAAGCAAGTACGGGGCGTTTATGGCGTTTACATGGACGAATCCGAATGACTCGGTTGAGTATTCAGTGCGTTTTGTTGAGGACAGTTTTAAGTTCACCATGAAAGCGCACGAGGTATATGACTTTGAGTTTGATGTGATCGAGGTGAAGTAATGCCCAGAAACGTGGATTTAACATTTAAGCAGGAAAAAGCCAAGCAGGAGAACGCTCCGTTATTTCTTTACACGCTTGAGGCGTATGACGGGGTCAATGACCTGCATCTAGCCGGGTTCGATCAGGATGTTACTTATGACGGTGTGCTGTATTCAAAGTTTCCGATAACGCATGAGTTTATCTCCGAGAACAATCAGGGGCAGATTGATCA